GAAGGCAAAGAAGTCTTAGTCGATCTTGAAAAAAGATGTCATTATCATTCTACCACTAATGTAAAAGGTGATAGTCATGAAAGTGCATATATGGAAGGTCAAAGGAGTGTACTTCTATTTATTAAATCAATGCTCCAAAAAGAAAATGAAAAAGGTAAATAACTATGTCAAGCGAACAGATAACACAGGAAACTGTGCCTGTAGAACAAACGACTACAGAAACAGTAACACCAACAACACAACCAACTACTGAAACAAAACCAGAAGTTACTACAACAACTACTACAACAACATCATCTTGGAAAGATTCTATTAGCGAAGCATATAGAAACGATCCTAACATTGAAAAGTTTACAGAGATAGATGCGTTAGCAAAATCTTATATCAATGCTACAAAAATGATTGGTCAAGATAAAGTTGTTATCCCAACTAATAATTCTACAGAAGAACATTGGGATGAGGTTTATGCAAAACTTGGTAGACCAGAGTCTGCTGATAAATATGCTTTAGATGCAAAATCTGAAGTAGTAAATTTAGATGAAGCTGCAATTAAATCTTTTGCAGAACAATCACATAAGCTAGGTTTAAATAATAAACAAGCTCAAGGTATCTTGGAGTTTTATAAAAATAATATGGAAGGCACAGCTCAACAATCAAAGATTGATACTGAAACTGCTCAAGCTCAAGCTGAACAACAGTTAAGGCAAGAATGGGGTAGAGACTTTGAAGGTAAAGTAAAACAAGCTGGTGCATTAGCAAAAGCTAATATTAATCCAGAAGTTTTAGATATGACTTTATCAAATGGTACAAGACTTGGAGATCATCCAGAGATCATAAAAGGTTTTGCAAAGATAGCAGGTATGATGCAAGAAGATAAAATTGTTGCAACAGAAAGCGAAAATGCACAATCAGTTAATAATATTGAAGAAGAAATATCTTCTATTGTTAATGATAGGAATGGACCTTATTGGAATAAAGGTCATCCAGATCATGATAAAATGGTACAGCAAGTCTACACATTAAGAGAAATGTTAAATGCCAAGTGATAATAATCATCTTAATAATGAAGAGATAAGACTTGAAATATTAAGAATAGTTGTTGAAGCAGGGTCTATTTATCAAAAAGAAAACCCCTTGCCAATCTGTGAAAATTATTATAAATGGATTAAAGGTAAGACAATTCGCAAGAACCTTACTGGCAAGAAGGAATAGACTCTAGTCTAACAGACTTTAAATGCAAGAGATGCCTACCTATTGGTGGAGAACCTTTCTGATTATTTTAACTTAACAATAATATGGAGAGACAATCATGTCGACAAATATAACTACAGCTTTTGTACAGCAGTATTCTGCTAACATACAAATGCTATCTCAACAAATGGGATCGTTATTAAGAGACAAAGTCAGAGTTGAAAGTGTTACAGGTAAAAATGCTTTCTTCGATCAAGTTGGCTCAGTAACTGCTGTTTTAAAAACTAGCAGACATTCAGACACTCCACAAATAGACACTCCTCACTCAAGAAGAAGAGTATCTCTTGCGGATTATGAATTTGCTGATCTTATTGATCAACAAGACAAAGTAAGACTCTTAATTGATCCTACTTCATCTTACGCTCAAGCTGCTGCTATGGCAATGGGTAGAGCAATGGATGATGTGATTATTGCGGCTGCAACTGGTACAGCTTTCACAGGCGAAACTGGTGCAACTTCAACTGCTGCTCAAACTGCAATCGCTGCAGGTGGAGCTGGTTTAACAATCGCTAAGTTAAGAACTGCTAAGCAGACTTTTGATCTAGCAAGTGTTGATCCTTCAATCCCAAGACACATCGTTGTGGGACCAGAGCAAATCACAAACCTTTTATCAACTACTGAAGTAACAAGTTCAGATTTCAATACTGTAAAAGCATTAGTACAGGGTGAAATCGACTCGTTCCTTGGGTTTAAATTTACTGTATCAAACAGACTTGCAAAATCTGGTAATGACAGAACTTGCATAGCTTTCGCACAGGATGGAATCACTCTTGCGATTGGTAAAGACGTAAATGCTAGAATAGACGAAAGAGCAGACAAATCTTACGCTACTCAAGTATACTACTGCCAATCAATCGGTGCTACTAGAATGGAAGAAGCTAAAGTTCTAGGTATAGTATGTCAAGAAGCGTAATAGGAGGATATTAATATGGCTACAGTTTATTCGATACAAAAGACTAAATGGGATCAGAACGTACCTTCCGAAAAGATAGACACTACTGAACTAAGTGGTAGAGTAAGAGTTGCTCATGCAGAATTTGAAGCATCTTCTCTAGCATCTGGTGATGTGATTCAAATGTTTAATTTACCAAATGGAGCAAGAATCCTTTCTGGTAGATTAGCACATGACGCATTAGGTAGTTCAACTACTTTGTCAGTTGGTCACGCTGCTCACAACAATGCTGCTGGTACTGCTGTAAGTGCTTCAGCTGCTGCTTATAAAGCTGCTGCTGCTTCTACTTCTGCAACTGCAGTTAATGTTGCAAATACTATTGCACTAGGTGAAAACTCACTTGTAGACGCTGATAAGGATGGACTTCCTGTTTCAGTAACTATGGGTGGTGCTGCAGGTACTGGTACTATTCAATTAACTATGATGTACGTTGTAGATTAATTACTAAATATTGGGTGGGGGAGTAATCCCCCATCTTTTTATGAAACAGATTAAAGATTTAAAAACAATATTACATTTAAGGAAGGGTAACTATGTTTACCGATATGTATTGGTAGACAGGTTTAAAAATACAGGTAAAGTGCATCATGGTTTTGATGCAAAACTTGAAAGAACTGAACATGAGATTTGGGGATTAGAAAAAGATAGACAGATAAGACGAAAATATATATTAAGGAAATAGTATGGCATCAGTAGTAGACATTTGTAATGGAGCATTAAATCAACTTGGTGCTACAACTATACTTTCACTTACAGAAGATTCAAAAAACGCTAGACTTTGTAATTCAAGATACACTCAAGTAAGAGATGGTGTGTTTAGATCACACCCTTGGAATTGCTTACAGAAAAGAATTGAACTAGCAGCAGACACTACAGCTCCTGCATGGGGTTTTAGTAATGCTTACACATTACCATCAGATTGTTTAAGACTACTTAGAATATTAGATTATGATTCTAATTACAAAGTAGAAGGTAGAAAAATATTATCTAATACATCTAGCATGAAAATATTATATGTTGCTAGAATTACTGATCCCAATGAATATGATGAGTTGTTAAGAGAAACTTTATCTGCATCGCTTGGTGCTGACATTGCTTTTGCAGTTACTTCTAATAATCAAACAGCTCAAAATATGTATCAACTATTTCAAGATAAATTAAGAGATGCTAGATTTGTAGATTCAACTGAAGGTCAAAACATAGAACAGGATCTAGGTATGACAGACGCAATAGACGCAGGTACATTTATTAACTCAAGGTACTAACCTATGGCTAGAGTTGCAGTTCAATTAACGAACTTTACAGGTGGTGAGTTATCTCCAAGATTAGATGGTAGAAATGATTTAGCAAAATATTCATCTGGTTGTGCAACCTTAGAAAACTTAGTAGTATATCCACATGGCTCGGCAGCTCGTAGACCAGGTACAAACTTTGTTGCTGAAGTAAAAGATAGCACAAAGAAAACAAGATTAATTCCTTTTGAATTTTCTACAACACAAACTTATATGTTAGAGTTTGGCGATCAGTACATAAGATTTTATAAAGACAATGGTCAAATATTATCTGGTGGTTCAGCTTATGAAATATCTACACCATACTTAGAAGCAGAATTATTTGATTTAAAATTTGCACAAAGTGCTGACGTTATGTACATCTGTCATCCCAATCATGAAGTAGAAAAATTATCAAGAACAGGTCATACATCTTGGAGTTTAACTGATGTAGATTTTAACAATGGTCCATACTTAGATACTAATATATCGACTACAACGATTTCATCTTCAGCACATACAGTAGGAACTGGTAGAACTTTTACCGCTAGTGCTAATATATTTGCATCAACAGATGTTGGAAGATTAATTAGATTTAGAGATGGTTATGCAAAGGTAACAGGATTTACAAGTGCAACAGTAGTAACTGTTGAAATATTAAAAGATACAGGATCATCTAGTTCATCTGTTGATTGGTCTTTAGGTGCGTTCTCAGATACTACAGGTCATCCTTCTTGCGTAACCTTTTTTGAACAACGATTAGTATTCGCTGCAACATTAAACAATCCACAAACAGTTTATTTTTCAAAGTCTGGTGATTATGAAAACATGGATGCAAATATTGGTGGAACGATTGCAGACGATGATGCAATTATTTATACAATCGCATCTAACCAAGTTAATGCTATTCGTTTCATGACAGCAACAAGAACTTTAATTATTGGTACTGCAGGTGGTGAGTTTGCAGTAAGTGGAGGTGGTACAGATAGTGCTATTACTCCAACAAATATATTAATTAAAAAACAATCTAACCATGGTGCAGCTAATGTAGATGCTATTGCTGTAGGTAACGCCACACTATTTTTGCAACGTGCTAGAAGAAAAATAAGAGAACTAGCTTTTAACTTTGACGTAGATGGTTATGTAGCTCCAGACATGACAATCCTTGCCGAACACATCACCGAAGGTGGTTTAACACAAGTTGCATATCAACAAGAACCTAATCAAATTATTTATGCAACTAGAGAAGATGGAGAGTTAGTTGGATTAACTTATCAAAGAGAACAACAAGTAACTGCTTGGCACAGACATATCTTTGGTGGAAGATTTGGTATAGCAACATTAACAGTTTCTGATTACGCAAACATTGCAAATGGAACTAAATTAACTTTAACAAAATCAGATGGTACAACTGTAGACTTTACTTCTACCACAGGAACTGCAGGAACCAATGAATTTAAAACTGAAACTAATAACAATACTACAGCAACTAATTTAAAAACTGCAATCAATGCTCATGCTGATTTTACTGCAACAGTATCAAGTGCAGTAGTAACTATTACTGAAACTTCTCATGGAGCAACAGGATTTTTAACTATTAAAAGTTTTGATAGCACAAGACTAACTGCAACTAGCGAAGGTAAAGCAATGGTAGATAGTGTAGCTGTAATTCCAACTGATGATAAAGAATATCAAACTTATGTAATTGTAAAAAGAACAATCAATGGTGCAACTAAAAGATATGTTGAATATTTAAACGAACTTGATTTCGATCAAACAGATAACACATCATTTAATTTTTTAGATAGTGCATTAAGTTATAGTGGTTCACCAGCAACAAATATTTCTGGATTATCACACCTTGAAGGACAAGTAGTTGCTATCTTAGCAGATGGTGCAACTCACCCCAATAAAACTGTAAGCTCTGGTGCAATAACTTTAGATCGTTCAGCAAAGAACGTAAAAGTAGGTTTAGCTTTTACCTCTTTACTACAGACAATGAGATTAGATGCTGGTTCACAAGATGGTACATCACAAGGTAAAACTAAAAGAATATATGATATTACAGTTAGAATGTTTGAAACAATAGGAATAGAGGTTGGACCAGACTTAAATAATATGGAAAGAATACCTTTTAGATCTTCTGCTAATTTAATGGATGAAGGTATACCACCATTTACAGGAGATAAAGAAATAGAATTTAGAGGAAATTACGAGACAGATGGTTTTATTTTTGTTAGACAAACTCAACCTTTACCTTTTACAATTTTATCGTTATACCCAAGGTTAACTACTAATGATGGATAATATGTTATATATAGTACCCTACACAGCTGAACATGGAAAATTTATTTTATCTCAACAAATGAACCACAAGGTATTAGAAGCAGATAGACATTACATTAATGTTGATGGTGATGCTAAAAACTTAGTACAAGATCGTTTAGCATTTACTGGTATTGTTAATCACAATCCTATCTTTGCTGCAGGAATGAAAATGATTTGGGGTCAAGTTGCTGAAGGTTGGGTAATTGCAACAAGCGAGATGTGGAAACATCCACTAGGTGTTGCTAAAGCAATTAAAAAAGATTTTGCAAGAGTTGCAAGAGAAAATAATATTACTAGAGTTCAATCTGCAATCAGAAAAGATTTTAAAGAAGGTTTAAGATTTGCAGAGTGGTTAGGTTTAGAAAAAGAAGGTCTGATGAGAAAGTGGGGATTTGATGGCTCAGACCAATATATGTATGCGAGGTTATTTTAATGGCAGCAGCTATACCAGCATTAACAGCAGCAGCACCTTTTGTATCTGCAGGAACAGCAATAGTAGCTGGTAGACAAGCAAGTGCAGTAGGATCATATAATAAAGCAATAGCTGATAGAAATTTTAGAGTTAAAGTACAAGAAGCTGAAAGAATAGAACAACAAAAACAATTTGACCTTGCTAGGTTTGATCAAAAATTTTCACAGTTACAAGGTCAAACAAAAACTGCTGTACTAACTTCTGGTGCAGAACTTTCTGGTTCTGGTCTAAGAGTTTTAAGATCTAATGCTCAACAAGCTGAAATAGAAAAAGATATTATAGATTATAATTCAAGAGTTGCTCAATCAAGAAAAATGGAAGAAGCAAATTTTGCTCGTATGTCTGGTGAACTTGCTAAACAACAAGCTAAAGCAACAGAGCTTGGGTATTATGCTCAAGCAGGAACAAGTTTATTAAAAGCGTTTGGATAATTATGCCTAAGATACCTACATTTGAATCAACTGCAAAACCTACAACAGATGTTGGAAGTGTAACAACTGGTATACAAGTATCACCAACTTCTACTATTGCTGCTAAACTTTTACCTGCATCTAATCAGTTGGCAAATTATGCAATTAAAAAAAGAGATAACGAAGAAAAATTAATTGCTAAAAAAGCAATACTAGAATTAAAATCAGAATCAGATAAAATTATACAATCACAAAAAGATAATATTAGTGAAGAAGAATCTATTAATAATTGGAAGCAAACATTTACACCTTTAATAAAACAAAAAACATCTAGTATTGAAAATAGAAGAGTTAGAAAATTAGTAGAAGATGGAATTAATTTAGAAAATTCAGAAAGTATTTATCATTTAAAACAAAACTCTTTTAAAGCATATGAAAAAGAAAGTGCTAAAATTTATAATGATGACATCAATGCAGATGTTGCAAAGTTTAAAGCTGAGACTAATCCTACTTTAAAAGATAAATATAGAGACCAATTATATTTAAAAGCTGAATTATATAACGAAGAACATATGTTAGGATCTAATGATCTTAAAAAAAGAATAGAAGCTATTGATAGTGTTTTATTATTAACAGATGCTGATTCTTTGATTGGTACACCAGATGCTGTAGAGAAAATTAAACAAATAGATAAAGATATAAATGGTACTAAATTTTTATCTGATGAAATATTTAACAATTCTATTTACAATTCTTATAAACAAAAAATTGAATCTGTAGCAGTTAAAGGTGATCCTAATGCTGATTATGAAGAAGCTGAAAGATTGTTAAATGAACTAGAAAACTTTGAAAGATATAATGGTAGTAAAACTATATCGGGTAAAAGAGAAGCAGAATTTGCAACCTTAAAACAAAAAATATTAACTGAAAGTATTGGTCATGATACTTTTGTTAGAAAGATTGAACAAGGTAATAAATTCTTTGAATATCAAACAGAACAAAAAAAATTATTAGAAGGAACTTTTTTTAATGCTTTTGATGCTTCTTTTAATAAAGCTGTTAATAAAGAAAGAGCAACAGAAGCTAGTTTAGAATATGATGCAAGAATAGATTTGTATGTTCAATCAAATCCAGATGCAACTTATGCTGAACAACAACAATATGCTAGACAACTTAGATTAGATTTAGTTGATAAATATGAAGAAGTTTCAATAGAACAAATAACAGCATTTAATTTAGAAGAAAATAAATTTAATGTAATTAGAGAAACATCTAATATAATTTCTTTATATGATCAATATAATGCTGATCCAAGTCAAAAAAATATTTTAATAACAATGGCTAGATTAAATGGTTATGTAGACGAAGAAGGTAAACCTCAAGTTAATAAATTTTTTAACGACTATATTAAAATTCTTAAATCAAGACAAAAAGGATAATCATGGCAGATGTACAGTTGTCTGAAGAAGCTTTACAATTTATTGAAGAAGCTAAAAAAAATATTAATAAAGTAGAACCAGTTAATTCTGGTTTGATTACTAATCCAGATGAAGAAGATTTTAATTTTTGGAATAAAGCAGGAAGTTTAACTTTATCAGCAGGTCAAGGTGTTGTTAATGCAGTAGAAGAGCAAGGTGATTTTTTAGATGAAAATATAGTTTCATTAGGTGGATTAGAGTTTGGAGATGAGGATGGTAAATTTACATTTAAGGATTTAATACCAAAATATGTTTCCCCTAAAAAATGGAAAGAAGGTGGTTATTCACAAAAAAGAAATTTACCTGTGTTTCATAAACCAGAAGGTATTGGTGAAAATTTAACTGAAGGTGCAGCAAGATTTGTAACAGGATTTATAGGACCATCTAAAATTTTAAAAGGTGTTGGTCTAGGTGGAAGTATAGTTAAGACGGGATTAAGAGGTATGACAGCAGGTGCTGTAACTGATCTTACTGTATTTGATCCTAACGAGGGTAGACTATCAGATATGTTGGTAGAGTTTGATTCTCCTGTTTTAAATAATGCAGTTACTCAATACTTAGCTACAGATGAAGATGATACTGAGATGGAAGGTAGACTAAAAAACGTACTTGAAGGTATGCTTATTGGTGGACCACTTGAGATATTGTTTGGTATCAAAGCATTTAAAAAAGCTAAAAAAACTAAAGACATAGCAGAGAAAGAAAAAATTTATAAAGAAACTGGTGAAGCTATTGATGGATTAAAGAAAAAGAAAAAAAATAAAAAAGTATTAACTAAAATTGTAGAAGATAATAAAGCTATCAATACTAAAGAATATATTAAAAAAATAAATATTGGTGAAAAAGAAGCTAAGAAACAAACTGAATCTTTTATTAAAAAAATATTAAACACTAAATCATTCTTAAATTCTGCTGAAGTTTTAAAAACAATAGATGATGTGTCTGAAAGATTTGATGATGTAACAAAAGATTATTTAGAAAATGATGTATTAAAAAATGAAACAGCAGAAGAACTTGCAAAAATATTATCAAGAGATAAAGAAGAAGTTTTAAAAGCATTACCTAAAGATGCTGAAGCTGCTAAAAATGCTACAGTTAGAATGTTAGCATCTAAACAAATATTACAAGAACTTGCATTTACTTTAAAAGAAACATCTGAAAAATATGTAAAACAATTTGGTAGAGATACTAAGGCTTGGACTAAACAAGCAAAAGAAGAAGTTGCTTTGCAAAGTGAGATAGTTAGAAAAACAGTAGTTGCTCTTAAAGATCAAATAAGAGGTGCTGCTAGAACTACTCAAGCAGGTAGAATAAAAGTTGCTAGATCAGAAGGTAAAGTTTTAGATATAGAAAAAATGGTAGATATTATTCAAAACTTTAGAGGAGACTCTACAACAATAGCAAACTTAATTAAAGATGCACCATTAGAAGAAGTAATTAATTCTGTTGCTAAAACAAGATACCAAAGAACAATAGAAGCATTTAACTCACTTTACATTAACTCATTATTGTCTGGTGTATTTACACAAGTTATTAATATGAAGTCTGGTATTTATGAAGCATTAATTAGACCAATAGAACAAATTGGTGGTGGTATTGTAAGAGCAGATATAAGATCAATAGTATTAGGTGGAGCTCAATATTATGGAATGATAACTCATATGGGTGATATAATTAAAGCTACAGGTTTAGCTTTAAAACAAGGTGATGCAATACTTGATCCTCTTGCTAGAACCCAAGATAACTTACAAATTGTAGGTGGTAAAGCAGTAAGACCTATTAGTGGTGCTAATTTAGGTTTTGATGGAGCTGCTGGAACTGCAATAGATTGGATAGGTAATGTTATAGAATTACCATCAAGACTTTTAATGACAGGTGATGAA